GGTGTTCAAAACTTTGACCCAATCTTGATTTCTTTGGTTCGCCGTGCTCTACCAAATTTAATCGCTTATGACGTTGCTGGCGTTCAGCCAATGACTGGTCCTACCGGTTTGATTTTTGCAATGCGTGCTAAGTATGTTGACCAAACAGGTTCTGAAGCTTTCTATAACGAAGCTAATACAATGTTCTCTGGTAAAGGTTCTGCTGGTAACCCATACGGTTTCGCCGGTACAACTGCAACCGATACAGGTACAAACCCTGTTGTGTCCGCAACTTTGGCTGCTAACAGTTATACAACTGGTATTGCATTGCCAACAGCTACTGCTGAGTATCTTGGTTCTGACGGCAACACAGCATTTGCACAGATGGCATTCTCTATTGAGAAAGTTACTGTAACTGCTCAATCCCGTGCATTGAAAGCTGAGTATTCTTTAGAACTCGCACAAGACTTGAAAGCAATTCATGGTCTTGATGCTGAAACAGAATTGTCTAACATTCTGTCTACAGAAGTTCTCGCTGAAATCAACCGTGAAGTTATCCGTACCATCTATACTGTTGCCGTTCCAGGTGCTCAGTATGGTACAACAACAGCAGGTTTCTTTGACTTAGATACAGACTCTAACGGCCGTTGGTCAGTTGAGCGTTTCAAAGGTCTAATTTTCCAAATCGAGCGTGATGCTAACGTAATTGCTAAGCAAACTCGTAGAGGAAAAGGTAACGTGTTAATTGTTTCTTCTGACGTTGCTTCTGCTATGGCAATGGCTGGTGTTCTTCAGTATACACCTGCTCTCCAAGCTGACTTGCAAGTAGATGACACAGGCAACACATTTGCTGGTTTGTTACACGGTCGTATTAAGGTTTACATTGACCCATATTTTGGTGGTTACACAAGCAACCAAGAATTGGTCACCATCGGTTATAAGGGTTCTAGCCCATACGATGCTGGTCTGTTCTATTGCCCATACGTTCCTCTCCAAATGGTTCGTGCTGTAGACCAGTATACCTTCCAACCAAAGATTGGCTTCAAGACCCGTTACGGAATGGTATCAAACCCATTCGCAGAAGGTCTAGGCGCTGGTTCTGGTGGTTTGAATGCTCGCACAAACAAATACTATCGTATTTTTGGTGTGAAAAACTTGATGTAATCAAAAAGTCCTCGTTAAGAAGGACCTTTAAAGAGACCACTTCGGTGGTCTCTTTTTTTATGACCTAAATACTTGTATGAATGTATTAACTAGAACCCCCGAAAACACCAACTATCTACAACCTACAAAGTTTCTAATGACTTTCAGTAGGATACCTGACACGACATGGTTCTGCCAGTCGGTAAACATACCCGGAGTCAGCGTAGGACAGGCCCCAATCAACTTTCCAAGCGTGACTGTATACTCGCCTGGTAATCAGATATTATACAACAATTTCAGTATGAATTTTTTGGTAAACGAGAATGCTACATCATGGATTGAACTACACGATTGGTTTCGTTCCTTTGCATCACCAGACGGTACTGAAGAACGGAATTTAAAGACCGCTTTACAAAATCAATATAACAATATGTCAAGTAACAAACAACAATATTCTGATGCCACATTAACAGTATTAAGTGCTTTAAACAATCCAATACTTCGGGTAGAATTTACCAATATGTTTCCGGTATCTCTATCGGATATCTTCTTTGACACAAAACAATCAGCTGATGATATGATTACGGCTGATGCCACTTTCGTCTTTGACCAGTTTAAATTTTTACCAGTTTAAGTAACACAAAGTCTTGCCATTTAACACGGCTTGTGTTACAATATATAATTGGTGTTAAACTATTGAAAATATTATGGAAAATCTAGAACAAGTATTAAAGTATTGGGAAAAAGATGCAGAAATGGACCAGACGGAACCTGGTAAAGAACTGCTTCGTATTCCTATTCTACACAACAAATATCTCTCCATTTTAACTAAACACAAGATTGCGGCCAAAAAGGCTCACTTTGATTACTTGCGTTTGCGTAAAGTAAAGATTGATTATTATAATGGCAGATTAGACCAAGAAGAATTAGAAACTCGTGGTTGGCAACCATTTCAGTTTGTATTGAAATCGGATATTGGTGCCTACTTAGAAGGTGATGATGATTTGATTAAGATGTTAGAGAAAAAAGTATACCATGAAGAATGTGTATCAGTTTTGGAATCTGTGATGAATGAACTGAAACAAAGAACCTGGCAACTTAGAGATTTTATCTCTTGGGAAAAATTCATAGGAGGCCAATAGTGTCTTTTCTGGTTGCAAATGTACCTCCTGTTAAATGTTTTGTTCGTAAAGAGTTTCTTTATAACCATGAAAAAGGTCATGGTGAATTAGAACCTTGTGTATGGATTACTGCCAAGGCCATCAAAGGCCAGGCATTCCGTATTGAGTGTATGTTAACCGATTACGGTGCATTGTTTGATAAACTACCCATCTCTGCATATGTTTGGAAACCTGTAGATGATTATCTGCCGTTAGATAACCTACAAATATGGGATTGTCTATCATATGATATGGCGGTAATTGAGAAATCAAATCTACGAGGACTTAAAGTAAAATATTTTGGTAAAGACCGTGCATTTCATTTTGGTAAATACCTTTTCACAATTGACTTTGCTGCACCAGATTTTAATCGTATCGACACTAGTTTTTCAGAAGGTGTGCAAGAACATAAATCATATAATTTTATTCAATTAGACAATGGCCAATTTGCCTGTCAACCAAATAATCGTTGCCTGTGGTATGATGTATCACTGGTACCGCCCGTAGTTAAAACACCTGATTTTAAAATACCAACAGAAATCTATTCAGTAGAAAACATTTCTAAATGGAGTGTCGGTACACCAGATTCATGGTTCTATAAGTTTGATGAAAAAGAATGAATGATTTAACCATATCAAAAAAAGATGAGGTGTATGCCAAGATAACTTGTGAAAAACATATCACAAAAGAGTTATCGGAATACTTTACTTTTTTTGTTCCTGGTTACCAATTTGTTCCAGCCTATCGTAATAGAATTTGGGATGGAAAAATTCGGATGTTTAATTTACAAACGAATCAAATCTATCTTGGTTTATTGCCATACATTGAAACATTTTGTAATGAAAGAAGTTATACATTTGATTATGGTGATCCAAGGCCTGATGTTGAAGATGAGTATTCAGTATATCATGCCAAAAAATTTATTGATTCATTAAACATTCATGCTCGTGGTGAACCAATTGAAATACGAGAACACCAGTTAGATGCTTACATTCATGCCATGCAAAAACGCCGAGCGTTGTTGGTATCACCAACGGCTTCTGGTAAATCTCTTATCATCTATCTAATCTTCCGTCAATTACATCAATATCAAAATCTCAAAGGGCTCATAATAGTTCCTACCACATCTTTGGTTGAACAATTATACTCCGACTTTGGTGATTACAACAATGGCGAAATGACCAATGTTCATCGTATCTACCAAGGCAAAGAAAAAGATACCGACAAACCACTTACCATTTCTACATGGCAATCTCTGTATAAACTTCCAAAAGAATACTTTCATCAATTTGATTATATCGTTGGTGATGAGGCACATCTATTCAAGGCACAGTCTTTAACTACAATACTTACATCCTGTATAAATGCTAAATATAGGATAGGTCTTACAGGTACATTAGATGGTACTAAAACACATAAACTTGTATTGGAAGGTTTGTTTGGTTCAGTCAAAAAAGTAATTACCACAAGAGAGTTAATTGACAAACATCAAGTTTCAGATTTTGAAATTAAGTGTTTAGTTCTGAAGCATGATGATGAAATGTGCCTACAGTTAAAAGATAAGACGTACCAAGAAGAAATACAATATCTAATTGCAAATGAAAATCGTAATAAATTTATTAAGAATCTTGCAGTTAGCTTAGGCAATAATACATTAATATTATATCAAATGGTTGACAAACATGGTCAAATCCTGTATGATATGATAAGAGAAACCAAGAATATTGGTGATAGAAAAGTATTCTTTGTTCATGGTGGTGTAGATGCCAATGACAGAGAAGAAATACGAAAAATAATGGAGATTGAAAACGATGCAATTGTTGTTGCTTCTTTTGGTACTTTTAGCACTGGTATTAATATTAGAAACTTGCATAATATCATATTTGCCAGCCCAAGCAAATCGAGAGTACGAAATCTACAATCGATTGGCCGTGGACTGCGGCAGTCAGAAGGAAAAGAAAAAGCCATCCTCTATGACATTGCAGATGATTTAAGATATAAGAAACGTATGAATTTTACATTGAAGCATTTTGTTGAACGAGTTAAGATTTACACGGAAGAAAAGTTCCCATTCAAAATATATAAAATAGGACTAAAAAAATGAATACAATAAAAATAGTTCGTTTAAAGAATGGTGAAGATATTATTGGTAACCTGAACTTAATTAATGACGAATATGAAATTATGGAACCTATGTCGGTTAATGTTGTCATGAAAGGCCAAGAAAGTGGTTTAGTTATGTCACATTGGTTACCTGTTCAACTGATTAAAAAAAATGAGATTAAAATCAATTCTCGTGATGTGCTTACTGTGATTGAACCTAATGATGAGTTTGCAGAATACTACACAAATACCGTGGAAAAGATTAAGATGTTGTTGAAGGCAAAAAATGATGCTGACGAAATGACAGACGAAGAAATTGAAGATATTATGGATGCTATGGAAAATGGTGATGGCCAAACGCTACATTGATTTAAATATTAACTTCATAGGGGAACACCGAGGACTATACACTCTGTCAAGCCCTTTGTCAACAACTTTTTATGGTATATTTTATGGCTAAGCAAAAACATTACATTAATAACGAAGATTTTCTCAAAGCCCTGGTTGATTACAAGACATCTTGTAAACTGGCAAAGAAAGAAAAAAAACCACCTCCAGCAATTCCAAATTACATTGGTGAATGCTTTATGAAGATAGCAGAGGGTTTATCACACAAACCTAACTTCATAAACTATACCTATCGTGATGAAATGATATCGGATGGTATTGAGAACTGTTTACAATACTTTGATAATTTTGATCCAGCCAAGTCTAAGAATCCATTTGCTTACTTTACTCAAATCATCTATTTTGCCTTTTTACGGAGAATCTCCAAAGAAAAGAAACAACTGTATGTCAAATATAAGGCTACAGAACAAATGGGCATACTAGATGAGTTTGAGCTGATGGAATTTGAAGATGGTACGTCCAGACAGTTTGAATTATATGATAACATTGCCGAATTTATTGAAACATATGAAGATGCAAGAAAGGTAAAGAAGGATATTGCAATGGCAAAGAAAACAAAAGGGCTTGAAAAGTTTTTAGGAGAATGATAT